TCATAACCTTTTGGTGGTGGCACAGTCCCATCATCTTTTCGCATCATTTTTGTTGGGTGGGCAACAAACCAGATATGTATTCCATGAGCTTGGGCAAACACTCGTAACGTAGTTAGCATATCTGATATCCAATCAGTTTCAGAATTTATATTTTCTTTTGATATATAGTTGTAAGGATCTATAACAACACCTCTGATCCCATGTCGCATGACTGCAACTTTCATTCTCTCGATAATGCTATCCAACGTAGATAGCGACCCATCAGCTTGATACAAAAATGAGAAATGATCTTGAACAAACTTCTTTCCAGTAGCTAAATCTTCTTTTGTAACTCTTGGAGTTATGCCATCAAAGAAAGGTTTGCCAACATATTTACTAATTAATTTAGCAATATGTATTCTAGGCTCATTCTCAAAGCTACATATCCCAAACTTCCAACCTTTATCTCTGGCAATATTTACCATGATCTGATCCACAAACTCTGACTTACCAGATGATGGGTGTCCAGTTACAACTGTAAGCTGACCCTCGACAATCGTGTAAAGTTCGTCTACCTCTTGATAGCCAGTAGAAACCCCAGACCCTATACCTTTTTCATAAATGTCATCAACTTCTTCATAAAAATGTGAAGCATCATACAATCCCGAAACTGGATATGGTATTGGATTTGCAGTTATTTTATCTAATTCTTCTGCACCATGCTTAACCAAAACTTCGTTGGCATCTTTGCAATCCTCTGGGTATTCTATCTTGAAACACTTATCCTTACCTATTCTTCTGGCTAACTCCTCTGCCATTGCTTGACCAGACTTATCGCTATCCATTGCAATAACAACTTTCTGGCATTCATCAAGTTTCTTTTTTGCATTCCAAATAAACTTAAATTTGTTGTCTTCGTGAGCATCTATTTTACCATCAACAACTTTCATTACTGCCCCATGAGGTATGGAAACAACTGACTTGTAACCTATCTCCATGAATGACAAGCAGTCCATCTCCCCCTCACAAATAATCATAAACTCATTATCATTTACGTTATCTATGTTGAAAAAATTTACTGCTGATCCTTGAGATGAAAAACCCTTTTGTGGGAATGATCTGAGCTTGGCAAACTCTGTACTGCCATTGTTTCTGTATGGAAAAACTATGCAAGGCATCTCTTTTTTCTCTGATGCAATGTAGTGGTGTTTAAACTTTATACCTACCTTTTTTGCCGTATCTTCAGATATGCCACGACTTTTCAAATAATTAATACTGCCATTCTCTACTGTTAAATCTCTCCACCTATTATCATCAACAGCATGAATCACATTTTCTCTCCTTATTAATCTAAAATTGTTATCCTCAAACTTGATAAATCCATTCTCATTGCAATGCCAACAATTATAATAAACAACTTTAGCATCTACTTTTAGTGATAATGTTTTCTGGTCTTTTTTCTTTCTCTGACTTGAGCAAAATGGACAGTTTACCTTGTGTTGTCCACTACCCAACTTGAGGGCATTTGCCCTAATATTTTTTTTTAATTCCATTGATCTCTCCTACGCATGACAGAAAAGATAATCAGATAAAAAATCTTCGTCAACAAAAAAATTTAGCTAATTTTATAAGTTCATTAATCAGATGATGGTGGGAGGAACGCCTGTATTTTGCAAAACTGTTTTAAATGTTAACCTTAACATCTACTAGTTATAACTAGTATATATATATATATTATTACTTGTTATAACTAGTATGTTATAACTAGTAGAGATGACCCCTATCTTGAATTGCTTTTCTTAATCTTTCTCCAAGATATCTAGCAACTATTGGTTTACTAGTTAAAATTTCTTTTATTAGTTTGTATAAATTCTCTGGGTGCATCTCTGCCATATCACATACGATTATGTAATCGTCAGTCATTAGCCATTCGCCAACTCTTAATTTTTCTTTTGGACTTCCTAGATAGCTATCAGAGATCGCTTGGCAAATTACATGTTTCCAAAGGCGACACTCTGACATGAGTTCTAGGTCTTTCTCTGTCCAGTCCCCAGTAAATGTGCTTTTGTTTGACTTGTCTGTCATTAACATAAATTTTCCCTTGCATACAATCCAGTATCACACTTTCATCTAAATCTGGTCTTCTTGATGCGTAGTATATAATTAACTCCACTTTAACATCAGTTTCAATAAGATTTTCTAAAACTGGACATTGATCTGCAAATAACTTTTCATAATCTCTAGCTTTTTGAGATTTTATTAATGCCATTCTTTTTCCAAAATTTACTATTTTCCTAGAGTTTCCTTTACTTGCTGGTTCTCCCTCAATAATAAATTTAAATTTCTCATTATTAGTTATTGACATCTATTATTTTCCATTATATTTTCAAAATAGCGTAGGAGAAGACACATGAAAATTACAAACAAATTTGGTATGCCTAAACCATTCGTGGATTTTGCCAGAAACGATAAATATAGTAAAGGTAAAGCTGATATATCAGTAACGACATTGATCGATAGTCCTAGAGTTAGGATTATGAAAGAGCAATATCATGACCAGATAGAGGTTGATGCAGTTGACATGATCTGGGCATTATTTGGTACTGCAGTTCATTCAGTATTAGAAAATTCAGAACAATCAGAAAATAGCATAACTGAAGAAAGATTATATTCTGAAGTTGATGGTTGGGTTTTATCTGGTGCAGTTGATCGACAGGAGATAAAGAACAACCAGATAACTATTGTTGACTACAAAGTTACATCAGTCTGGTCTGTCATATATGGAAAGATAGAGTGGGAAAATCAATTAAACTGCTATGCATATCTAGTAGATGACAAGAATGCTTTTTCCCAGAGCAACGTAACTAGCCTTAAAATATGTGCCATACTTAGAGACTGGAACAGAAAAGATAGCGAGAAAAAAGAAAACTATCCAAAAGCACCTATTGTGTTCGTAGATATACCATTGTGGAGTTACGAGGATAGATTGGCATATGTCAAAAAGAGAATGGCATTACATCAAGAGTCCCAGATAAATTTTGACGTTCACCAGAGTTACCCATTGTGTTCAGACGAGGACACATGGAAAAAGAATGACACTTGGGCAGTAAAGAAAAAAGGTCAGAAGAGAGCTATCAGAGTTTTGGATAGCGAGGAAGAAGCCATAAAATACATGGAATGGCACAAAGAAACTGACAGAGCTTACACTAACAAAACAGATTTAGAAATAGAGTTTCGAGTAGGAGAACACACTCGTTGTGGCAACTATTGTTCAGTTGCTGATTTTTGTAACCAATATCAAGAAAGGATTAATAATGGTTAATAAAAAGACGGACAAAGCTAGTCCTAAAAAGGTTATTAGAAAAGTTAAGAAAAGTGGTTTGGTAAAGTTAAAGCCAAAGATAACTGCAACAAGACCAAAAGACAGATCTCTTATTGCAGAGCATATAGCTGAAGCTACTGGTAAGGGCAAAGTTGAAAAACCATTTTTCTTAATAAGATTATTTATAAAGATAAGAGATAAGATTAGGGAGTGGAAGAAGTTGTAATGGCAGAAATAAACGAAAAGTTAAGCAAACTTCTAAAAGAAGTTGGAGAAGTTGTTGATGTAAGAGATAAAAATAGTGCAGTCTGGTCTTTACCTCAAAATAAAAATGCATTGATCGTAAAGCACAAAGCACTAGAAAAAATATCTGCACATCTAGGTATGTGGTTTGATCCACCAAAGATTATTGAAAGTGATACTGAAAAGAAAATCGTGTCTTTGGTCGTTCAAGGTTACATAGATGATGGCAAAGGCAAGAATACTGCATGGTCTATTGGAGAGGTTAGTCCTCAAAATACATCTAATAAGTATGTATATGCTATGGCAGAGAAAAGAGCCATAGATCGTGTTATTTTGAAATTACTTGGTGTTCATGGGGACTTTTATTCTCAAGCTGAGATAGACGAGGGAGAAGCTTCCAACAAAGGCACAAGTGATAAACCAGATCCTAAGATGGTTGCCATGATTAAAGAAATGTTTTTGACATTTTTAAAGGTGCAAAAAACCAGAGAGGATTTGGTGGCATATTGGAAAAATAATCCAGAGCCATTACGACAACTGAAAGCAATGTCTGAGATTGCACATCAAGAAGTAGAAGATGCTTTCAGAGAAAGAGCAAAAGAAATTAAACAAGGAGAAAATTAATGGAAGAAAACAACTATGGTGCGACTGGGGCATTGTTTGTCGCAAAGCAAAAGAGAAGCGATAGAAGTCCAGATTATAATGGAATATTAGAACTGGACATGGAAGTCGTAGATGACCTCATAGCTCAAAAGCAAGAGGGAATAGAACAACCTAAAGTCAATCTTGTTGGTTGGAAAAAGGTAGCCAAGTCTGGCAATGCTTATTTGAGAATAATAGCCAACATGGAAAAAGAAAGAAAAGATAATCAGAAAGAAAAGGTAGAGCAAAAGACTGCTGAAAATAAATCTGATGATGAAATAGACGATCCAATACCATTCTAAAGGAGATATAAATGGAAGAAGAAAAAAAAGTTGAGGGTGTTAGTTTTGAGGCAGTCAAAACATCTATGATGCAAGACAAAAATGGAACTAACATAAGGCTAACAATACACCCAAATGATGTACCTCAAGATCTACACAAAGACTGGGTTGGATCAAGGTATATGGTTGTCATGGTTAAGTTAAATGAAGACGGAACACCAGATAATAGGGAAGAGAATGTCAGCACCGAAGCATGAAAACAATGCAGACATATCCTCTGACTTCTTAACAGTAGATGGTGTTGCCAAGTATTTATCCTTGAGTAGCAGTCTTGTTAGAAAGCTGATGAAAGACCCAAAAGAGAACTTTCCTAAGAGCTTTGAGATATTAAAGACTGACAAAAGGATAAGACACCTATTTAAAAAAGAAGAAGTTGCTGAATGGGTAGAGAGCAAAAGATCAAAAGGTTAACGTTAACTTATGCGACCCATGTATGAAAATGACAACGACCTAAGATCAGAAAAAAATCTTATAAGCTACGTTTCAGATTGTTGGAACGTAGCTTCTTATAAATTACCAATGTCCTACAAAATAGATTATGTGATGTATCGTAATGGAAGCCCAGTGGGCTTCGCAGAAGTGAAGGTCAGAACGCACACTTTTGGGACATTTCCAACGTATATAATATCTCTAGCAAAGGTCATGGAAGCCAGAAGACTTGCCAGAGAAACAAATACTAAATCAATACTAATAGTATCGTGGACAGACAGAACTGGTTATCTTGATTTTTTTAATCATCACCAGATTAGACATGGTGGTCGATCTGACAGAAATGACTGGCAAGACCAAGAACCTATGTGCCACTTTGATTTAAAGCATTTTAAGGGGATAGGAATAAAATGAAGATAGTAATGAAATGTGATATGGGTGGCTACATAGCAGAGCTAGAAAAATACAACCATAAGCAAGTAAATAAACAAATGAAGTATAACACTATAGCAAAATTTTTAAGAGATTACGCACAAAAACTTATAGAAAAAGCAGAAGAGCTTGAAAAGAAAACTGGCTTTAATGAGTATCTACAAAGTTTTAAAGATAGGAATTACATTTCTATGGGGTTTATTGACCCTGAAATTAAAAAAGAAGCAGACGATCTGTTGAAAGACAAGGCTACAAATAGATTAAATGCCAGAAGAAAAGCAGAAAAAAGGTTACAAATTCGTGCATACAAGAAAGAGGTTGGTTGCTCTTCTTGTGGGTATAAAGACAACCCAGATATTTTGCACTTTCACCACAAAGACCCAACCACTAAGATTAATAACATATCAAGAATGCTAGGTAAAAATCATTCTATGGAAAAGATAAAACAAGAAATAGATAAATGTGATTTGCTTTGCATTACTTGTCATCATAAGGAGCATAAAATAAAATGAGTGATAAAATAAATAGACCAGAACACTATCGTAAAGGCAGAGTAGAGTGCATAGATGCAATCAAGTCAGCACTTGGAGATGGTTACAGGTATTATCTACAAGGCAGTATCTTTAAATACTTGTGGAGATACGAGCATAAACATAGCAATAATCCATTAGAAGACCTAGAAAAAGCACAATGGTATCTAAGAGAGCTTATCAAAAATATTAAAAAGAAAAGATGATAGTATGATAGTAGTTGGTTTTGTGGCAGCCAATGAAACAAGCTCTCGGTTCGTCAACTGTTCTGGTTTCTCGATTCGCTGCCATACATACCACCAGTCATATTATTAACTTTTAGCTATAAGTTAACATTAACTTCTACCCAGCTTCTTTTAAGCCCACCGACCTCATTAAAATTAATCCTTGTCGCATCAGATCATTTATCTTCTCTCTTCTGATTCTTTTGAGATTAGACTTAGTTTGTTCTGGTATTCTTGGGTTTGCGTCAATTTCCTTAATCTGCCGTAATAATCTATTTCTAGCATTATCAATAGCTTTTAATCTTCCAGATATCCTTACTTGATCTTTATATTCCGTGAATAGGCTGTTTGCACTCGCTGTGTCCCCTGACTTCCTAGCTAGGTCTATTCTTGCTAGTATCGTAAATAGCTCTTGTCTATTCTTTAGATAGTTGCCTACATCTTCCCTCTCACTAGGACTTATAACCACTTTTCTAACTAGTGGTATAGCTCTCATTATATCTCCTTCAAAGTCTCCTTGCAAAGCATCGTAGATAGCTGGAGGT